AGGCGCGTGGTAAGCGCATGTCGCTGCGGACGATTGAGTCAACGATCGGGACGTTCATGTATGACGCGCAGTTGGCCTATTACGCGAGAGGGTTCCGTGCCGCAGCCATTGAGTCTGGCCTTGGCGCGGACCCGTTCGATCTGCGAACGTTCATCTTCGCAGAGTCAGTGCCGCCCCACGATCTGGCGTGCGTGCAGTTGGACGACGACGCGGTGCAGGAAGGCGACGCGGTGGCGGAGAAGGCGCTGCGGATGTATGCGCGGGCGCTGCATACCGACAGGTGGCCGGGCTGCGCTGATGGCGTGGAGGTGGTGTCTTTGCCGCGGTGGCGGATGCCGCAGAACGATGACAACGACGTAGCCGGCGACCTTGGGTTGACCGGGCTGGAGGGCTAGACGATGGGCAGCAAAGAGCAAATGGACATTCTGGTGTCCGCCATTGGGGATGAGTGTGTGGGCTTCATTTCGGACAATCCCGGCCGCAGTTGGGTCGACCTGTGCGACGAGACGATCGGCTTTAGTGCGGATAGAACTGGCGAGGGCGCCACTTCCGGCGTCGCGCTGAAGGTGTGGTTCCAAGATGAAAAGGGGATAGTTGTCTGCCAGATGAGCGAGGAGCTTGGATATGCTGGCGTAAAGTCCGCGCCGCTAGTAGTTCGCGCAATGATGAAACACGCCGCACGTGTCGCGAGAAAACGAATCGCGATGTGGCAAAGCGCACTGACCCTTTTCGATTCGATCAAGTTCGACGGCAGCGATGGAGATGACCAATGACAGCACCCAAGAACTTTGACGACCTGTACCCCGGCCGCTTCGTGAAAGCCGGCAACCTCGGCACCGGCAAGCACACCGTGACGATCGCCGATGTGCGCCACGAAGACCTCGAGGGCGAGCGCGGCGCAGAGCAGAAGGTGATCGTCAGTTTCCGCGAGAGCAAGCGCGACCTCGTGCTGTGCAAGCTCAATGCGACCGCGATCGCCGCGATGTTCGGCAAGTCGATCCCTGACTGGATTGGCAAGCGGATCGTGCTGTACTCGACCAACGAGTTGATGCCGATGCCGGTGACGCGAGCGGAACGGCAGGCGGGCAAGTCGCAGCCGGACGCGTGCATTCGGATCCACGGATCGCCTGACCTCGCCGCGGACATGCCCGTGCAGTTCAAGCCGGCCCGTCGGCGTCCGTTGACGATGACCATGCACGCCACCGGCAAAGCCCCCGCCGAAGACATGAACCCCTAGCAGACCGAACGGAGAAGACATGAACACGCAGATCGTCCAGACCATTCCAGCAGAACTTGAGAAATACGTGTCCGAGACCGGCCTATCCGCCGACGGGCAAGCCAGCCTGCGAGACGGGTTCGCGCCGCACTTCGTCGAGTTCCACACGGTCGCAGAAGCGGCGCATCACATCGGCGACGACGAACCGCAGGCAGCGCGCAAGGTCCGGCTGCAACTACGCGCCATCAGGACCGGCGCCGAACGGACGCGCAAGGAAATGAAGGCCGACAGCCTGCGACGTGTTAAGGCGATCGACGGCATGAAGCACGTGCTTGACTACGCCCTTGTGCCGGTTGAGGACAAGATGCGCGCCATTGAGGAAGCCGAGCAGCGGCGGGAGCAGGCGCGCAAAGACGCCCTCGCCGAAGTCCGCCGCGAAGAGATCGCCCCGTTCATGGACGCCACGCACGTCAACTTGGCGGACATGCCTGAAGAGCAGTACCAGTTGATGCTGGCGGGGGCGAAGGCGGCACAGGCGGCGAAGGTCGAGGCGGAGAAGAAAGCGGAAGCGGATCGACTCGCAGCGGAGAAGGCGGCGAAAGAGAAGGCGATCGCCGACGAGGCTGAGCGCGTCCGGTTGCTGGCGGAGAACAAGCGCCTTGCCGATGAGCGGGCGGCGGCGGACGCCAGGGCCAAAGCGGAGCGCAAGGCGGCCGAAGACGCGCGCCTGTTGGCGGAATCGAAGGCTGAAGCCGAGCGCCAACGCCTCGCCGACGAAGCCGCTGAGGCCCGTGCTATCGCTGACCGACTCGCAGCCAAAGAGGCGCAGGCGATCCGTGAGCAGGCGGAGCGCGACCGGGCAGAGAAGGCCGCAGCCCGTAAAGCCGCAGCCGCTCCCGACCGCGAGAAGTTGGCAGCGTTCGCCGCCGTGCTGCGCGCGCTCCCGGTGCCGGCGATGGAGACGGACCGCGGCAGGGCGCTGGGACTGAAGATTGAGCAGGGGATCAACGATCTTGCACAGCGGGTTGATGCCGCCTCGGCGCAACTCTGATGCTAGACCCCAACAAAATCAAAGCCACCGCCGCCCGCCTCAACCGTCGAGTCGACCAAGCGATCGCAAAGAAGCGGATCACGGCGCACATGCTGCCAAGTGAGGTGAAGTCGCTGGCGAACATGCTAGACGAGGTGGCGGCGCACATCACCGCGAGCACGTACCTGGCCGAGTGCTGCAAGTGCGGGTCAAAGGTTTCGATGACGGTGACGGACAAGGCGCCGGAAGTGTTGGTATGCGGTTGTGGCTACTCGATGCGACTGCGCAAGGTGGAGGACTAGACGGTGGGCTACTTCAGCAACGGCGACGAGGGTATGTTCTACGAGGCGGAATGGTGCGACACATGCCTGCACAACACTGAGCGAGGCTGCCCGGTGCTTCGCTGCCACCTCTCCTACAACTACGAGCAGAAGGACGGCACTCCGCTCAAGTCGGTCCTGTCGACGCTGATCCCGCGCAGCCGAGACGGGTTGCGCAACCTCAAATGTCGCCTGCACATCACCGAGGCCGAACGCAGAGGGCCACGAACGGACAAGCGGCAAGTTCCGCTGTTCAAGGCGGAGGACTAGACGATGGCGGATCGGGAAGCGGTGTCGACTATTGCAATCGCCCCGCCGTCTAGCTCGGTCGACCAATCCGCTGCGCGCGGTGCGGTCGGTCGGGTGACTTGTGATTTGAGGTTGGGGGATTGGCACGAGGCGTTGGCGGATGTGGCGGAAGTTGGAGCGGTGATTTGTGATCTGCCGTATTCTGCGCGAACGCATGAGGGCGTGCAATACGAAGGGGCCGGAAATCGAGCGGCAAGAATGAACGATCCCGGTAAACTGTCTCGCCCGCTTGGATACAGCGCCGTCACGAGCGACGACATCGCCGCCTTCGCCGGCCACTGGCACCAACGCTGCAAAGGATGGTTCGTCACCATCACAGACCACCAAAGCGCGCGGATCTGGGAAGCGGAATTAGAGCGAGCCGGCCGCTACGTGTTCGCCCCGATCCCGTGGGTCGCCATCGGCAGCAGGGTTAGGCTTGCAGGTGACGGCCCATCATCGTGGACGTGCTGGATCATCGTCGCCCGCCCACGCTGCGAACCGTGGAACAAGTGGGGCACGCTTCCCGGAGCGTACATCATGACACAGGAAACCAATACTGGCGCTCCCATCACCGGCACCAAACCGCTCGCCCTGATGGAAGCCCTGATCCGCGACTACACGCGACCGGGCGATCTTGTCTGCGATCCGTGTGCCGGCACCGGGACAACACTACTCGCCGCGCGCAACCTCGGGCGCAATTCCATCGGATCCGAGATGGACCCAAAGACCTACGCCTACGCCAAAGCACGCCTTGACCCGATCGCGCCGACGGTGGCGCTGGGAACGGACTTGCCGCAATCGGACCTGTTTGGGGTGAGCGGATGACCGCCTTGCAACGCCGCATCAAGGCCACCATCGAAGCGGACCCGTCGCCAACCGGGCCGGCGTGGACCTTCTACTCAACCGTCGCGGCCCAAGTCCGGTGCAGCGCGCAGTCGGTCTACCTGCAACATCGCCGCGACGGGTTCCGCCCGGCGATTGCAGAACCGACGATCTGCCGCGAGTGCGGGCGGGTGATGGGTTGGCATAACCTGGGCTACTGTAGACGATGCTGCGTCGCATTCGGGCGCTCATGGATGACACAATGACCAACCGAAACAAAGACGCCAGCACAGACGAAGACGGCCGCGACAACGAAGCGGACGGCAACGGCATCTGCGCGCACGAGGGCGAGATCGTCACCATCTTCGGCCAGTCGGATTACGGCACGTGTGTGCGGTGCCGCGAGGTCGTGCGGATTGATTGGGAGGGGGAGTAGATGGCAAAGCGAAACGTCGAGATCGTGATGACCGCGGACACAACAGACGTTGACGCCGCGATCAAGCGCATCGCCGAGAAGTTGCAGGCGGCTCAGCGACCGTCGTGGCGTGGCAGGTGGATCTACTTCGGCGCAGGCGTCTGCGTCGGGTTCGGTGCCGGCGTTCTGGCTGCGCTGGGGGTGATGTGATGCGCATCCTGGCTATTGACCCTGGCACGCACGAATCAGGCTGGGTGGTGTATGACATCGACGGCGGCACAGTCCTGAACGGGGCGGTCACAGACAACGACGCGCTGCTATGCGGGCTCGTCGACCAGGAACCGTTCGATACTGTCGATATGCACCTCGCCATCGAAATGATCGCCAGTTACGGGATGCCGGTCGGTCGCGAGGTTTTTGAAACATGCGTCTGGATCGGCCGGTTCATCCAGGCGGCGCAGATTGAACACACGTTCATCTATCGGCGCGACGTGAAGAGACACGTCTGCAACAACGCCCATGCCAAGGATTCCAACATTCGGCAGGCGTTGATCGATCGCTTCGGTGGCAGCAAAGAGGCTGCGATTGGCCTAAAGAAGACGCCCGGCCCTCTGTACGGGTTCAAGTCTCATATGTGGGCGGCGCTGGCGGTTGCGGTAACTCACGGAGACGCGCTGAATGATGCGAGTCTGCCGTGGTAGTGGAGGACAGTATGTATTTGATAACAGAAGAACTATCAACGAAGTGGCAGATCGCGATCAGGGATCGAACTGTCACAGAGATCGAAGAGGCGAAGTCGTCCGGCGATCAGATTCGCGAAGCCGTCGTCAGCATCCGTGTCTCCGCGCTTGCCGGCATGTTCGCCGCTGCGTTGTCTGCACACGGATTCAGCGACGAAGCCATCAACAGGATCGTCGACAGTTGCTTCTCTGAGGAAGCCATCGCACCGTGGAGAAAGACCATGCGCGACGAATATTCGCACTGATCTAGGAGGCCGTGATGTGTAGAGGCGGATTTACGTTGCCGGTCGTGCCGGCGGTGGAGGGTGAGATGGATGAATCAACCGCAGACGTTGGCAACCGTGAATGGCCAGACATTGGGCTGGGATGGGCGCTGATGCCCAACGGCACAGCAATCAACGACGCTATGAACGAGGGATTCGGGATGATGGTCCTCCGCCCTGGCGGATGGCTGTCTGCCTGTTTCGGGGGCGTTTCGCTGTACGGGCAGATTAAAAACGTGCGGCGCTTGTGCGAGTCCCTACCGCCGCCAGACCCAGACAAGTCCCCCGCCGACGACAGCCCCGCCGGCAGCGAATAGCCATCTGCTTTCCCACCACGGCACCGGACGCGCAACGGCGGCACGGTCCAGCATCGCCCGTTGAGAAACGACCTGCCGATCGCAGGCATCCATCAGCGCCCGGTGATGCGTATCCGACGCCGTGCGCTTGGCCGTGCACGTCAGCAAGTCCGCGCGCAGATCCTTCAGGTCTAGGCGAAGTGACGCGGCGTTGACGGCACAGGCTCGGCTGACGCTGGCGCGACCGTCGGGGAGCTCTACCGTATCGGCGCACGGGTTGGCCGCGTAGGCAATCGTCGGCGTGCACAGGATCAGCACGGCGCAGGCGATGACGATGAGCAGGATGAAGGCGACGGCGGTGAGTAGCAGACCTCGCATCAGTCCTCCCCTGATTCCCTCATCAGATCCGCAGTCGACAGCCCGGCCAGATCCTTACGCGACTGGACGATCGCCCTCTGCGTGGCAACCCGCTGCGCCTCGATTTCCTCGATCGCCTGCGCGTGAGTCTCGCCCGCCGCTTCTGCCTGTTCCCGGCGGTCGCGTTCGGTGACTATCCGTTTCCTGTCGGTCTTGGCCTGTCGCTCGGCCGTGTCTGCGCGTAGACGGGCGGCACGACCGCGATAGGTCTGTGCGACGGCGACGCCGATTGCCGCGAACAGAGCAGCCACCAGGACGGCGATGGTCTCAAGCATCGGGACGCTTGAAGTGGGCCAGCGCGTCGACCACGGCCTGCCCGCCGATGTACGCGGCGGTGACGGCGAGCCAAGTCTGCTGGTCAATGTTGCCGGTGGCGAGCAGCACGCACGCGCCCGCCCATGCCCAGAGTTTGCGGCTGGTGAGTTTGGCGATCATGGCGTCACCGCTTCCGATGGCGAAACAGCGTCGCTCAGCGTCACCTGATCGGCAAGGTCGACAGCATCGGCCGGCGGCTTGTCGTTGGCGCGGTCGGTCTTGCCGTCGTTGCAGGCGGTCAGGGCCAAGAAGATGAACATCAGTAGCAGCGCTTTCATTGGGAGCCTCCAGCGGGGCAGTATACACGCGGTCAGGGCAAGCGAACAATCGCGATGATCTTGTCGCTGTCCTTGTCGTGACTGCGGCGCCTGACCTTCGTTGGCGCCCGCCCTGCGTTGCCCTCGACCGTGTGGATGCGCTGACCATCGAACCGTTCAACGATGGTGAAGTGCGACGTACCGCCGGCAGCGCCCCGCTCGAGCAGCATCAGGTCACCGGGGGCGGGCGAGTCCACGGTACGCCCACGCTTGCGGCAACGGGCGAACATTGTGCGCGCCCAACTGGACGGTTTGATCGGGTCGACGCCAAGTTGCTCCGCGGCAGAGTTGATGCACCAAGCGCCGAACCCGCTGCACCATGCGCCAAGGTTGCCGCCATCGTCGACGACCCCTTGGTACTTCGCCACGTCCGGCCCCATGTTGTCGCCGCCCTCTTCACCGTTGCCAATCTCGCCGATGGCAATGGCAAGCGTCGCGAGCCCCCACGTTGACGATGACGTGTCGACGCCGGCCAGTTCGCGCATCCGGCCGCGCGTGTTCGTGCCGGGGTCGCGGTCGACGGTCAGCCCTTCGCCCGCCTGGAAGTAGCCGACGAGTTGAGCGACGGCGGACTGGTCAGCACAGAGAAGGTCAAGGCGCCGTTGTTTGCTCATCAGAGCCCCTTTAGCGGTCGCCCGCCATGGTCACGCGCAAGTTCCGCTGCGTCTCGGAAACGTCCGCAGCGATAGCCGCCACCGTCCGGTCCCGCTCAGCGTTGCTGGTCCTGATCTCGTCGACCTTGCCGCAGAGGGTGTCAATGTTGGCGCCGAACGCGCGGACTCCGGCGGCCAGGTCGTGAAAGTCGGCGGTCATGGACTGCGTGTGCTTGAGCTGTTCGCGGCCAATCTCGTTGGCGTCGCGCAGCAGATCCGGCAGCATCAGCGTCGCCGCCTCGACCGACGGATCCGCCCATGTCAGCGGCGTCCCGTTCAACCGATGGGGCACGACGAGGGTTGAATCCTGCGGGCTGGGTTTCGCCGACTTGGACCCCGCGTGCCACCAGTCGCGGATCTTGTCGCGCTGTAAGACCATCAGCAGTATGAGGCCGCCACCGCCGACGCCGGCTCCAGGGCCGAGCAGACTGGTGATGGTGGCGACCGTGGGGTCTATCGCTGCGGGGTCCGACATCTCTACCTCTACGGCGCGTCCAGTTTGTAGTCGGTCGACGCGGTGCCGACCCACGCTCCATTGCGCGGGATGGCGCCGCGGTCGATCATCTGCGGGTGATGTGGCTGATCCCAGTCGCCGCACATGAAGACGTGATCGGCGCCGAGTCTGCGCGGGTCAGCGTTGGCCGCGATGGTCGCCGCCTCGGTTGGCGTGAGCGTGCGCGACCAGAGCGCGTTCTCGGCAATGCCGCCCTGGAAGAAGTCGGAAGGCGGCGCGCCGTCCCATTCTTGGCCAATCGTCACGCGGGCGTTGGCTGCGATGCCGAACCCGCCCGAGTTGGTGTGCGTCAACTCCAACGCGCCGTCCGTGTAAACCTTGAAGGTCAGGGTTGCGACTTCATACGTAAAAACGAAGTTGTGCCAGCCGCCGTCTTTGATGTCGACGCCGCCGGACAGGCCAGCGAACCATGCCGCGTCAGGGTTGGAGCGCACCAAAAACTTGACCGCAGGATCCGGCGACAGTCCGTAGTTGATCCCGATGATGACGTGATTGCCGCCGGCCGCGGTATGGATCCCCCAGATCGACTCTTGGCTCGCCGTCGGCGATCCAGGCGTGACCTTGAACCACAGCGACATGGAAAAGTCGCCGACCAGCCCGGACGCACAGTCGTCCATCGTGCCGTACTGGTCAACGCCGTTCAGCAGCATCGACTTCTGGCCCAACCGGCGGAACCGGCGGAACTGCTGCGTCTGTGGCTCTCGTCGGCGTAGGCGTCGATTGGCGCTACGGCTCGCTGCTGATGCGCGCATAGCGGGCTCCTACATGGACAGAGTGATCCACGCGCTGGCATCTTCGGCGGCGGCGCTGACCGCTTCCAACTCGACGTAGAACTCATCAACGCCGGTCAGGTCGAACCAATGGCGCTGGAGTCCGCCTTCAGTGGCGGTCAGGACTTGAATCGTGCCGGCAACGCCAAGCTGGTCGTCCCTCACGTACTTGCCGCTGTTGTAGTCGAAGGTCCACAGCGCAAAATCCGCGCTTACGTCAGTGGCAGACTGGAGGGTGATCTGTGCCCAGCGGAACCCGCTACACGCAACACCGTCGCCGACAACGGGCTCCCCGTTGAGCGTCGCAGTCGCGTTGATAACGGCGCGTTGGGCCGCGGTATTGCTGACAAGACTGCCCTTGCCCGGTTTGCTCATGAGTGTCATCGCCACACCTCCAGCGCGCAGATTATCATGACGCGCGATTGTCTGCTACAGAGTCGAAAGGTCTCCGGTTCTGATGACGATCTGCATCCCAAAGCCGCACGACAGTTCGACGCTAAACTCTTCCACGTTGGAGTCCAGCGCCTCTTTGATTCTCAACATCCGATCCTGCGTCGTTGCGCTTGGCGTCGGCGTGTTGATGTCGCCAGACTTGACGATATGCACAGACGACGGGTTGGCGCCGAAGTCAAGGTACTGCTCGACGCCGTGTGCCTGCGATGGCGTGGTGATGATGTCGCCCGCCGCCGCCGTGCCGTCGCCGACTCCGTTTGGCGTCACTGACGTGGTGTTCTCAATCAGCGTCGCCGATTGATTGACGCCGCCAGTAGCGTCGCCGGACCGGGTGATCCACGCGCGCCCCGTGACCGCGCCGGGTTGCGCCATCATGCCGAAGTGCCGCACGGACATGTCGAATCCGCCAGCGTTGGTGTCGTTGCCCTCATAGCACAGGGCGGGCTCGCAGTAGGATGTGCCGACAACGATCGGGAGCCAATTGGCGAGGATCAGAAAGTCGACTTTGGCCGGCGGCGTAGCCTCTTCGAGCATCGCTGCGGTGCTGATATTGCCGGTCCAGTCCTTGAGCGGTACGAGGTACGCCATCTAATCCCCCGGCAGCCAGAAGCCCTGAACGGCGTGCAGGTACGTGTTGTTGGCGGCAGCGGTCTTCACCCAGATTTGAAACTCTGCGTGTGAGTCTGATCCGCCATCAGTGTGCAGTTGCAGAGTCGCCGTCTCCACGTTGCCGCTCGCATCGAATAGAGCCGAGTTTCCGTAGAGCGTGTTCTGCGTGATCTTGATTAGGTCGGCAGTGGCGCCAGCGTCGACGGTCGCTAGCACATCGACGTTGATCGTGGGGTCGCGCTGGCCGGGGAACGAGGCGACCGCGTTGCCGATAAGTTGCCAGTCGTTGGCCGGCTGAGCGCCCTGCTGCGCGTCGTAGAGAACATAGGTGGCGTTGTCCTCCTGCACGAAAGACAGGCAGTTCTGCCAGCGGTCGCGCAGGATTGCGATGGACGAAACCTTTGTGCGGTTGACGTGTTCGGTTGTGATGGGTGCGCCGGCCGTGGACAGCAACCCGGTGTCATACGGAACAAAGCCGGATGCCTTGACGCCAGCGGTGACCGGGGACGCGGGCGTGGGCCAAATCAAGATCGACTCGACGTAAAAGTCATCGCCGGCAGCACGGGCAACGCCGACCCGCAATTCCGTAGACGTGGCGGAGATGACCGCCGACACGTCATGCTGGATCACCGTATTGGCGGGCGCGGCGATGGCGGCAACGGTGCTCAGATTGTTCCATCCGGCGTCGTTCTCGTCGATGGTAACAGTCAGCGTGCCGGCGTTGGCGAACGTGCGGATCCAGACGCGGAAAGCGTAGGTGAGCCCGTCTGCGGATGGTCTGGTAGGCCACTGGAACCGCGACGTGCGCGCAGCGGTGACCGGCTGTGTGGTGAAGACGATGTTGTGCAGCGGCGGGCGGAAGTGGGCATAGATCGTGTTGCAGTTGAGCAGCGCCGTATCTAGCGGCGACTGGTCCGCCTCGGGCAGCACAAAGGCGCCGTCTTCTGGAATCGTCAGCAGCGCGTTGGTAGTGAATGCCATCTAGCCCCACCTCGATCCGTCGGCGTCGTTCATGAAGTTATCGGCCTGGTACGTGTTGATGATTGCTGTGTGCGGCGTGCACAGGCGCGATGAGCCGGCCACCAATGTCGGCGGGCCAACCGGGGCGCCGTTGACAGTCAGGCGGCAGACGGCGCCCGTGTCAACGACGGCATCAAACGTGATCTGTTCGCCGGTCCCCTCAATCTGGCCTGGCCGGTAGTGGAGCAACACAAGCGTGCTGTCCTCAGCGAGCTGCTTGGCGAACGTCCAGAAGTGCTTGCGCTCCACGTCGATCGTGTCGTTGTTGACCGGCACCGCAGCGCCAGACCACGCGGACACCTCCGACGACGGGCAGAGGCTCGGGGATGATGTCAGCCCGTCGATCAGCAAGCCCAACGTGACCACCTTGGACTTGAGCCCGCGTGAGTGCCCAATCACCCTGCCCAGTCCAGTATAGCCCGGCGTCCCGGTAGACCATTGCCAGACGGCATGGTGGGCGGTGGTGAACTTGATCAGGTCGCCCCGCTGAATGTCGAGCCACGGGACCACATCAATCTCGACCTCCTGCACAAGTTGATCTTCAGCGAACCGGCGCAGCGCCCAACCTAGCGCGGCGTCTGCCACGTTCGGGCCGTCGGCAACGGGAACCTTGTATTCCAACTCAATCACGCCGTTCGCTTGTGCGCTTTGCCTGTCCTGCACCGCGATCCTAAATGTCTCCGCGCCGTCCTGTTCTCCGACGATCGACACGTAGTTGGCTGGCTTCTTTGACTTGCGCGGTCGGACGGGATCGTTGCCCTCGTATAGCAACTCGGCGTCGGTGACTTCGGCGGTCCACCCGCCGCCAACAGGGGATGTGTTCACGCCCATCAACTGCGCCCGTCGATTCGTCGCGTTCGCGTTCTGCCTCAAGACGACGGCGGTGGCGGTGGCGCCAAGCATCCCGCCGACCAGTTGGACGAGCGACTTGCGACCGTGGACCAGACAAGCATCGACCTCGCCCGCAAACCCAGCATCAAGGACCGACGCGATGCTGCCAAGGTTCGGCGCCGTCGCATCGTCTACGGCATCCGAATCGATCGCGTATCCCTGCGAAACCGTGAGCGTGTCATACGTTCCGCGGAGGGCCGTCTCGCCGCTCGACTCAACACACCGCCTCACGACGTTGGAGAGCGTGCCGCAGTCGTTGAGCGTGATCGTGGCGGTCTCATCGGCCGGGTCGCCTGGGTCAGAAAGGCTGCCGTCCACGGGTTCAAGTCCGGTCAGGTAGAGGCGGTTTTCAAGCGCCTCGGCCGCGTCGTATGTGTACGTAACGTCGCCGACTTCGACCAGCCCCGAGTCCGGCACATCGGCCGGATCGCCCGAGTCGAGAACGATCGTTAGGTTGATCGTCTCCTGATTCGTCCCCTGATTGGTCAGCATCGGATTGGTGCCAGTGAACCAATCCGTGATCGCGCGGTCGCCTGCGACGACGCCTTTGGAGAACGAGGCGACGGACAATTGAATCTGCGCCCCGAACGCCTCGCCGTTGGTCTTGATATCGGTAGTCAATCCGTTCGCGGCGATGATCACGATCATCTGAAACTGACCAGCCTTTGCACCGGGAGCGGCGGAAGATGTCTTGAGTTGCTGCCATTCAAAGGATGTGATGTCGCCGCCCGCACCCAGTGTCGTGATCTGTGTATTCAGGGCTGACACTATCTCCGCGCGCATCTCCGTCGCCGATAGCAGGTCGCCATCCGAATACGCCGCGAACGGGAACACCGTGAAGATGTGCGGACCCCAATTGCCGGGAACGGCGGCGGACAAGCCCTCAACTCGCAGCGTGCACGACGATCCTTTCTTGATCGCGACCTCCTCGGTGCTCGTGACCTTGCCGGTGAACTGAGCCCGCAGCGGATTGGCTAGCGTCCGCTCCAGCGACAACGCTTGGAATTGCCAACGCGCCCCGACGCGATCCGGCCCTTCGCTGATCCGACCACGCCAGATCATCTCGGCATCGGTATCCAAATTGGTCCCCGGCATGTAGCCAGACGGGTCGATTGGCGACGCCCACAACTGGACCTCGCGATTGCCCCACCACTTGAGCGCGTTTGTGACCAGCGCGCCATTTGCCGACTCCTGCTTGTGCGGGTAGGCGTACCCTGCAACCCCGCGCGTAACGCCAGTGAACGTGTCCGGCGCCACCGTCTTGCCGGTGTAGGTCGTGTGCTCATTGCCAATCGCGAGAGGCCCGGCCGCCGGCCATGCAGACGTGTCATCAACCGGGATGATGTTGACCGCCGCTGTCACATCGCCGCTCAACTTCGCTGACAAGGTAAACCGCTTGAACGCGTCACGGATGGTGGATGTGTCGAGCAGCTGGAACGTCAGGGAGTAGCCGGTGCCGATCCCCTTGTCGCGATCGATAGCGCCGCCGATCTTCGCAGACTTGTCGATCACAAGCGAGGCGTCTTCAGTGACGAATCCCGTGGGCAAGGTCTTGCCGGTGACAGCGCCGTCCAACCCCTCACTGACCAGCGTGGTCCACCCCTCGACGACCAGCCAGTACATCACGCCCCACCCGAACTCTACCGGCGTCCAGACGGTCGGGTCAGTGTTGGCAACGGGCGCGACGCCATCAGACATCGGGCCGCGAATGTCCGCGCGCACAAGCCCCTCGTCCTTTCGGAACGATCCGAGCTGCGGCATCCCTGAGACGTACATGTCCAGATAGCCGGCGGCGTTCGTGCTGCTGATCGGGTTGGCGTTGCTGGACTGGTAGACCCTGACGCGGCCGGTGCATAAGTACGCATTGTTGAGCAGCAGATCCGACTTCTCGCGCGTGACCCAAAGGCCAGGACTCGCGATGGCGCGATTGGCAAAGTGCGTCGCCTCTGCGCGGCCGTGGCGGAACCCCTCAAGGTTGACCTTGGGATCGTAGGCCGGCACGTCGGTCTCAATGCCGAAAAGCTCCAGCCGGCCGGCAGGCGTCAGGTCGCCGAAGTGGTCAAGCGCGCCGCCGGGGTTGCCGCTGAATCCAAGGACGGCGCCAAGTTGCCCCGTGAAGTTGACCTGTATCGCTGTAACGCCGCCGCCGCTTGCGCTGATGGTGACCTGCTCAGTGGTCGCGCTATATGTGATCGTGTACGTGGCGTTGAGTCCGGTAGCGGGCGCGTTGAGCAGCGTTTGGAAGTCGGCGATGGCATCTGAGAAGACGGCGGACGCAGGCAAGCGGACGGTCGCGGATACGCCGCCGCCGCCAGTCTCGATCACGGCCAGTGTGTTGGTTGACGAATGCACCGACGTGCCGTTGCTGTAGAGGTAGGCTTCAATGTAGCTCATGGCGAGGTCACCCCGATCACGTCAACATCAATCCGCCACATCGCGCCATCAACCCTCGGCCGCTGCATTGCGCCGACGTAGACGTACCTCCACGTCGACAAGTGCCGCTGCCAGATCCACGCGGTGGCCGGCAGGGCGATGTCTACCATCTGCTCTTTGACGTGCAACACGTCCTGCGCGGTGCCTATGCCCTGCACGGTCGGTTGACGATGCGATAGGCCGGGCACGCCGGGACGGACAGCCCCGACGCCGCTGGACACGCCGGGGGCGGCGAGGTGACGCAACCACCCGCCGACCTCAAAGTCAGCGACGGTCGGCCAAAGGGTGCCCTTCCACGTCGACAACATGGCTATGTAAGCGGCGGGGCCGGCAGGGATCCCCGTCAAAGTGACTGCCGCCGCATTGGCCGTGACGGTTGTCAGCGCGGAGAAGACGAACACAGACAGCATCCCCCCGGCGGCGTCTGACCCGTATGAGAGGGCGGCCGTGTTCGGCGCGAACGTCACGTTATACCAAGACTCGAAAGCCTCTGACGCCACCTTCGCGTTGTTCTCCGTGGCGGTTGGCGACCAGACTTGAGGACCGGTGCCGTCGTCCACGGTCAACTGCGCCGCAGTCCAATCGTCGTTGGTAAAGATCGCCATGCCCATCAGGCGGTCCCCCTCGCGAGCCCAGTTCCGTTGAGACTTGAGACGGCGCCTTGCACGAAGTTGCCCAACTCCTGCACGGTGCCGACCAGGACGCCGCCCTGTAGCACCACCGTGACGTTGGTGCCCGTGCCGCCGTTTGCGGCGGAAGGCGTCGCGGCTGAACCGGTAGAAGATGTGGCAGATCCCGAACTGCTCGGCACTTGCGGCGCAGACATCAAAGCGACTTTTGCATATTGAAGCGCCGCGAACGTGGCGGTTATGCCGCCTGGAATGTTCCCCGTGGAGTACGCGAGCGCGGCATCGGCGGCGGCAACGATCGCCATGACCCCGGCGCGGGCGCGTTCGCTTTGAATTGCCCCGGCAGCACCAACAGCGGCAGCCTTGGCTGAGCTAAACATTGTAGAATTGAGCGCGCCGCGTGCGGCCTTCTCTTTGGCCAACATGTCCAGTCGGTCGAATCCTCGCGCGATCTCTTCGCCCTCAACCCGACGCAGCATGTTGAAGCGCTCCATCTTGGCGTTGAAGTCGGCCAACTCTTCGGCCTTGATCTCGTTCTGGATCTCCTGCCTCATCCGCCTGGCCTCGCGCTCTTTCTCAATGTCCGTGATCGCGGTGCTTTTCTTTCCGCCTCCGGGCAACTTGCCTCGCTTAGATGCGCCAGCCACTTTCGAGTCGATGAACGCGCTCGCGCCAGCAAACATGCCGCCGAACCCGTCACCGACCTTGAGCGACGCAGACGCCGCTTTCTTTTCCACGTTCTCAAACACGCCGACCACTGCTTCGCCAAGATTCAGAAACGACTTCAGGTTGTCGGTGACAACAACTCGCTCCATCTCACGGGCGCCACGCTTGGCCTCTTCCATCGCTCCGGTGAAGTCGCGGGCGATGACCTTTGACGCGACCATGCCGAACGTTGCCATGCCGGTAGTCAGGCCCTCGATCCAAGTGACCAGCGGCCTAAATGAGAACTCGACCAGCCTGATCACGACGGTCGACAGCCTCTTCATCAGGTCGATCATTCCGGTCAGACCCTCGACGATGCTGACCATCGGGCCGTCTGCCGTGTCTGAAATGCGTACCTTGAAGGAAAGCCACGCATTCGACAGGCGGGACAGTGCGCGATCTTGCCGATCGTGCGCTTCTGTCGTTTCGCCCGTTCGCTTGGCCAGATTCTTCTGGATCGCGTTGACGATGATCATCTGCTGTTCTTGGGCGGTCAGCGATGTAGTTGTCCTATCGTTCGCTCGCGCGTAGTCGTCCAAGACCTTGCTGCTGTTGATGAACGTGCCGGCAAGCTTGAGCGCCCGCGTGTTGCCCTTCTCCAGCGCAGACGCCAACGCCTCAAGCGCCTCATCGCCAGTCTTGCCCGCGACCGTCGCGCGCTTGGTCAGCTCGGTGAGTTGTTCGGCCGTGAACTCAGCATTGACGCCGGCCAACTTCAAGCGCGTTGCGACCTTGCCGATCGATTCCGCCGACACGCCCCCGAGCGCGTTGCTGATGGCGATCGCTTTCTCCAACCCGTTCGGACCCAGCGCCGCATCAAGACCCGCCTTCATGCGGTTGATCTGCACAGACCATTCCGTGAACTTGACCGCAGCCACGCCCACCGCAGCGCCAAGGGCAACGACGCCGACAGTTGACGCGGCGGCAACGGCAGCAAGACCGCCAGCGCCGCCCATAGCAGACGTGAGGCCCTGCACCGCGCCGATCGCATCTCCGCTCGCCATGGCGCGCAACGATCCGGCAGCAGCAGCAGCCTTGGTCTGCACCTTCGTCAGCGACCGGCCCATGCGGTCAAGCGACCCCTTGGCCTTATTGATGCTACGACTCGCGGCGTCGCGGCCTTCCACCTTGATGATCGTCGTGACGTTTGCAACACCGGCAGCCATTACAAACCTCGCCTTGCTTTCTCAACCGCCTCTTCATGCTCGCGCGCGTACCGATCGGCAAGCGCCGACCGCAATCCTACCACACCCGCCTCAACCCACGCAGGGTAGGAATCTGGCCAGTTGGTGAGCGGGGTCTCGGGTGCCGCAGCGTTTGCGACGCGACAGATCGCGTGCCACTGTGGCGTCCGCAGTTCGCTGTACGGACAGGACGGCAAGTCCACGCCCTTGATGTCGTTGACCGGCGCTTTATCGCAGTCGTCGCTTGAACAGTCGCACTTGTGGACCCGGTGCCGCAAAAACTCTTCATCAGCAGCCACCTTCGCGACCCAGCGCCACCTAGCGATCCCGGCGAACGCTACTTGCCGGATGGGTCCGATGATTTGTCGTCGGCGCTTCCGGTCGTAGACGTAGAGGCGCCGCGTGACAAAGGGTCCTCACCATTCGACAGGTCCGCGATCAGGTCGCCAAGGTCCGACGTGATCCAGTGCGGGAGCATGTCAATATCCGGCACGGGGCCGCCGTTCATCGCGGACCAACCGGACCGGCAGACCTTCGTGTGTGCCCCGACGATGCCGGACGAGAACGCGGCCGATAGTCGGTCGCTGTTGATGGCGTGAACAGTGAACACATCGGCGCCGTCTGGAGCATCGGTTGCCAGCGTCCACTTGTTCTCGGGGGCGTTGTCGCCCCACGCCTGATCCTTCCGGTGCACGACATCGATCGTCTGATCGCATCGGGTGAGCATGACCGCCATGCCGTCTCCGTTGTTGTGGGCGACTGTTCGCCGTTACGCTTTGCCCTGATGTTTGCGGGCGACTTCGTTCCACTCAACCCAGCCCGCCGGATCGTCCGGTTGCGGTCGGTTGCGCTTCAAGTGCATTTGCCATGAGCGAGGTTTGGGCGTGGGCTTGGCGAGCGTTGGCGCCTTTGCCTTCTTCGTCGACTTCGCCTTGCCTGACTTGGCCATGACTAACCCCACGCAAGGGCAAGCGGCACGTTGGCCGGCGCGGTCGTGCCGTTGTCGCCCTCGTAGTAGTTGGGGATCAGCTTGACCGTGTTGTACTGCATCAGGTCGCCGTCTTCCAACTGCGTCTGCTCAGCGACAACCCATTGCGGCGCACGCATCGCAAAGAACCGGCCGAGCGTATCGCCGATCTCCATCTCAACGCTGACCTGAGTGCCGTTGACGAATCGAGTAGACCACGGGTTCTCGCCCAATGCGATCACGTCAGCAGCGATCCACCTGGAGCCGAACGTCATGCTGAACATGCGGTCGCCCACCTTGCGGTCGAAACCGTAGGGCATGTTGTGGTTTTGCTCTTTGTGCGCGGGGCTGTCCCACTCAAGGCGGAAGTCACGAAGCGCGGCAGAGACACCGTCGACCAGCAACCGGCCGGCATCCTTGCTACCCAGCGCCGGAACTTCAGCGAACAACGACGGCGCCTGAATCTCGCCACCAACGCCGGGGAAGTCGTATCCGCTGTACTCGTAGGTCAGGGAGACAGTCGGAACTTGGCCCGACTGGACATCGATGAACCCGCTGATGTTCTTGCAGCCCAGGAAGTCGACCGCGAACGATGCGCCCTCGCCCGTCCATCGCAGGGTGATCGGTGGGTGTTCACTGTTGTTGAGGTACGCCACGGCCGTGCCGTAGATGTCCTCGCCGGCAATGGCGGTGTTCTGCGCTGCGTTGTCCAGCGTAAGGACGTTTCCGGCGTCGAGGTACGGCCAGCCCGTCTGGTAGTCAGTCGCCGCGTCCCCCGCGATCACGTACTGACCCTCGGCCCACGTTCCACCCGTGTAGGGAATCGTGGTGGGAGCCGGGACGCCTGCAACGTCGCCGATGACTGAGGCGGTGAGCGACAGGCCGGCGCCGGCAATCATCGTCGCATGGTTGACGATCGACGCATTGCCGGACCCCGTGGCCATGCCAAGCAAAACCGGAACCGATCCGATCACGCCAGCGTCGCCGGGCTGATTGCCAGCGATAACCGGATCGTAGGTCTTGACGAATGCTTCCAGCGACATGTTGAACGTCACCGTCCCGCTTGAGTCCTTGCCGCCAACGATGGGCGGTTGATTGCCGCCGAACTGCTGGGCATAGCGGTTCATGTCTTGGGTGACACGCCCCAACTCGGGCTGCTCAAACTCGGCCGGAACGTACTGGAACGCAGCCGCGACCGTGGCATAACTGGCCTCCCACCCGAAACCGAGTGAGCCGTATTTCGTGCGGAACCCCATGTTCTACCCCTTGAGCGCGTGCACGCCTTCGATGATGTTGATGATGGCAAGGCGCGTGCCCTGGCTGTCCTTGCAGTGGCGGGCGACTTCACGCAGCAGCGCGCGAGCGTGCGCCACGACGGTCGGCGGAACTGACGGCGGGATCTTGGGTCCGCGCATCTCGTCCAGCCCGACAAGGGCAGCAACAGCGTCTGCCGCCGTGATGTACGGCAACTCTGGCGCGGGCGCCGGGGCGGCTTTCGCGGCCGCCTTCTTGGGCGCTGTCTTCTTGGTCTTCGTCGCTTTCTTGGTCGCCATGTCTATGCTCCTGTCCATTGCCAGATCACGTCAAACGTCATCTCGGCCCTAAGTGTATTGTCTTCGTCGCCCTCTTGTATAGACCCAACATTGGGCCGCACGTCGAGGATGTCAGCGTCGCCCGCCGGAATGTCGTGCAAGGTGTCGGCGATCAGAATGAAGTCGTTGGTGATGCGCTCGAACACGAACGGGGTCATGATGTACGTGACCTCGATCGCCATCGGGATCCGCATCTCGTCCATGTTGAGCACTTGCAGGTTTCGCACCGCCAGACCGGGGATCAACTTGAAGACGCGATCGGCGACCTCGAGCTGGCCGAACCCGAAGAAGCCGCGAAACACGTCGTTATCGTCGGCCATGCCCTCGGGCGTGTCCGTGGTCGGCAACGAGATGGCCTCGATCTCGGAGATGATCTGCGCGGCGAGTTGGCGGATTGATAGTGCCATCAGCGTTTGACCCATCGGCGCATGAGAAGATCGAAGAGGCGCGGATCGCCGGCAGCGACCCGAGATCCAGGCGGCTTTTCGCCCAGCGAGTCTTGAAGGATCAGGTGAGCCTGCGCAGCCACCGCCGCGGCCATGGCGATGTTTTCCGACTCGCTTGGCTGCACAACGTTGACGCGCATCAGCGAGAAGATTCGGCCCGCCTTCTTTTTGTTGGCGACGTTGAGGCGCGTCTTCTCTGAGCGCTTGACCTCTTTGGTGGTCACTAGCCCCGTCTTCTTGTCCTTGACCTTCTTTGTCTCGCGCGACGGCTTGCCCGTTCCGCCCACCGACGTGCCGCGGAAGTCAATCGCAACGGCGTCGTGACTGCGCTGGCGGACCTGCAACCCTTTCCACATGCCGCCGGTAACGTCGAACGTGTTGCGCTTGACGCCCGCCTGTTGATGCCACGCTGAACTTGTTGCGGCCGGCGAGCCGTCGCCTGACACCAGCGCAGCATAAGGCTCTGCGACTGCGTACCGATGCGGCTTTCCGTCGACCGTCGGGGGTCGCGGAGAGTAGGACTTGCCGGACGACGCAATCTTGCCCTCTTTGGCTACACGGTCGCGAATGCGCGCGGCGACGACGGTGCCGAGTCTTAGGATCGAAGTCATCTGGCGCTCGAAGTCGACTTCGTCCCGTGCGCGGGCGGTGCCTTTCTTAGTGAACCTGGCGAGGATGCCGCTGGACTCAAACGCAATAACAGCACTCTTGCCGCGCCCGAGTCGGGCCGCCTCCGCTGCATTCGACAGGAACTTGGCCACAACTACCTACTCAGGCTGATACTCCAGAAGGAGCCCGCCGCCTCTTCTGAGTCGATCTTGCCGTTGTCGTCTCGGTCGTACATCTCAAGGCTGCTCATCACCTTGTTGAACTCAAGCGCGTATGCCGATTCGCGGTCCTGCTCAAACAGACCGGGAGGCGCGCCAGCCGGGAGCATTCCGCTTTTCGCCAACTCCCACCGCATAGCCTCAGCGCCCGCGGCTTCAAACGCATCCGAAGCGCCGAACAGATACGGCCGGCGGTTGTTCGTCTCGACATCGGCGCGGATGCGATCACACGCCTTGCGCGCGACCTCCATGTGAAACCAACCGTCGCGGGTGCGCGAGGACGAAGGGAACGCGCCGGCAATGTACTGACGGACCGTCGCGGCTGTAACTGGCGCATCCCACTTCCACCTGACGACGTTGACGACGCTGCTGCCGAAACCCTCAAGCGTGCCGTCGCTGTATAGCCATTCCAGGCGGTAGTTCGGGCCGATCGCAGATTCGCCCGGCGCTGCGATTGATGCGGTGACGCGGATTGCCTTGAACGTAGACCCCGCATCAGGTTGCGTCGGCAGGGCGGCGTTGATGTGCACGTTCGTGCCATCGATGCGAACGATGGTGACAACCGACAGCACGCCATCCGAGACGACTTGATAGCGATTGCCGACAAGCAGCCCCGTCGCGCTGGCGACCACATAGGTTGTCCCGTTGGTGACACTGGAGATGGTGGTAGACACTGACGGCAGGGTAACCGCCAGTGTCTCCACCGTATCTCCAAGGCTATCGCGGAACACTGCGGACGCAGACGTGGGGACGATCCCGTTGGGGTCTTCCACGTACACGGGCAGTGCGGTCGCGTAATGGACCTCAAGCGCCACGATAGCCTCCGACGGACACTAAGCGACGTTGCTACCAACGATGCCAGCACCCTCGATGTCATACACGAAGTCAGCCTGCAACTGCGCGCTCAGCACAACGTCGAGACCGCCGCGGCTGGAGTCCTCCATCATCTTGAACGACGGCTGCTCGCGGATCCACATGCCGATCGGGCTGATGGTCTTGCTGACCACGAACCAGTCATTCGGGTCGGACAGCGGCGTGATGACCGGCTTGGCCCATCCCTGGAGGAAGTTGGCCTGAAGGTCGGCGTCGACGGTGCCGGAACGGAGCAGCTGGTGCGCCAGGTCTTCGTTGCGGGGGTCGCAGATCAGCACGAGGTCTTGCGGGATCTCGCCGATGTTGAGCGACATGCCCGTCCCGACGCGCTTCCAGTTGCGCAGCGTCTCTTTGACGGTGACGAGCGCGGTGCGGCTGAGGCCCTGGGTCAGCAGGTTGGCCTGGGTGCCGCCGCTGTAGACCAGCCCGGTGTCAAGGTACATCTTGCCCGCGCCGACCTCGGCGACGCCAGCGCCCGCCAACGGGTGAGCGGTGGCGAAGAGGGCCGCGACGCCTGCGCGCCAGCGATCCCAGATGTGCGCCATGCCCTCATTGGCCATGGAGCGCGCACGGTGCATCGGCAACTCGGGGTTGTTCTTGATGTCGACCCAGCGCAGCCGCTCGATCTTGGCGAACGGGCTGGAACTGTGGGTCAGGTTGTGGCTCTCAATGTCCTGATCCACGGCGGTGCCGACCGCGGGATACGCGGTGAATCCGCCGGTCGACTGGTCAAGCATGAACTCGACCTGGGGCTTGTCGTCGGTGATCAGGAAGCCGGCCTGAGTGTACTGCTCGGTGCCGGCAGCAAGGGCCTCTTCAAACGAGACGAAGGACTTGCGGAACAATTGGGCGAGGTCGTTAGCCATGGTCTGCTACTCCGTGTAGGGCTGCACAAGCTGCGACTGTCGCCGCGATACGTGCCTTGGTTGTCGCTTCTCGTCCTCGGCCGCTCGGGCAAGTCGCGCATTGAATATATGGATCCTGTGCACAGACCACGGGATCTCGTGGACGATCGGATTTGTGTAGCCAAGGACTTCCTTGTCGACACGCCTGTATCCGCTTGCGATCAACTCGGAGATCGGGAGGTTCAGGTACTTGGCCGGAAGGTCACCGTCGAGGATGGCATAGCGCATCCGCGGATCCCCGTTGACCACCGTGCCACGACCTGAGATGGCACCATCGGCGGCGGACTTCGCAGCCTTTGCCCGCGCCTCAGCCTCGAACCGCTCAAAGTCGTCTTCAACCTCAACCGGCTGAATGCCCGATCCGTTGCCTTTGTTGGTGGCCATTAGCGACCCCCTGCAAGGCGGCGGCCTTCGATGTACGCAGCCCGGCGCTTCTCAGGCGAGGTGAAGGCGTTGCTGCCACCGCCGCCAAGGTGCGTGTCCAGGTTGGCCATCTCGACCTCCGGCGTCACCGGCAGGCGGGACTTGAAGATCGCGGAGAACTTGGGATCGGCCGACATCTCTTCGAACTTGACGCGAACAGCAGGATCTTTCGGATCCCCGTCAGGCGCCAGCGCGTGGAACTGCTCGGGCAGCCCCATCGCGTTCAAGTGCGCGGCGCGTCGATCGGCGATGCCCTCGGCGGTGAGGCGTGCGACTTCTGCCTTTGCCTCTGTGCCGCCCAACTTGGCCGCTTCAATCTGTGCGCGCAGGGCCGCGATCTCCGCGTCCTTGTCGACGGGATCGGGCGTGGGCTCAGGATCGGGGGTCGGGTCCGGCGCTGGGTCAGGGACCGGCACAGGATCAGGCGTAGGGGTTGGCGTCGGATCCGGGACAGGATCGGGCGTCGGGTCAGGCTTGGGATCGACCGGATCCGGCATGGCGCACCTCGCTATGACAGCCTGTGTCTAGGGTAGACACAACACGTCACACCCCGCGAGTATGCGGCGCACTCGGCAGCGGGTCAAGCGTCGTTGTTCGCGGGCGGTTGCGCGGGCTCGGGCTCAACAACGCCAGCCTTCGCCGCCGCCTCCATCTGGACGGCAAGCGTATCTGCTCGGTTCTCGACCACGATCGACTTGGCCAGCGACCGGCCGACGTTGCGCGCAATCGACACCCGCTCGACCGCAGAAGACTCGCCCGACTCATCCTTGACCTTGTTCGCGTTCGCTTCCTGCGCCGGGTCAGGGATCATCTGTAGCGCGTTCCAGCGGACGGACGATAGGGTTGCCGTCTCGGGGATCGGCACCGGGTCGCTGAACATGCGCGACATCTCGCCAATCAGCGCGAACACCTCCTGCTCTGCCTGCCTCCAAATGCGCTTCCAGACACGGCGGGACTCTTCGCGGTCCTCGCGGTCGGCTTGACGTGCCGCGCCGGTCTGCGCCGTGTTCGCCTTCATGAACCGATTGGGGCTCATGTCGCGCATCATGGCCAGCACCTTGAGGCTGTTTTCATCAAGGCGACCGTACTGGTCAAGGTCGGGGCGGTGGCCGACGACGGAGAACTTGGCGCCGGCAATCAGCGGGGCGAGCATCGTGTCCGGGCCCGTCTTCAAGTTCTCCACAAGCGCGTTGGTCGGCACGTCCTCGCCGGTAAACTCCAGCACCTTCTGCCCGTGCGCCTGGAAGTGAGCAATCAGGTTCCTGTCGCTGTCACCCAAGTTCATGGCGATGGCGAGCGACAGCAGCGGCTCGTCGACCGACCCAAAGAAGCGGCCGGACTTCGGCGTGTTCGTTCGCACGGTGACCAACGGGATCCGGCCAAACGGGTTCCCGCCGCCGGGGAAGACGGGGATCTTGTCGCCGTTGCCCTGCACAAAGATCTCGTCTTGCGTCAGGGTCATCCACCCATAGCACTGCGACCCGTTGACCGTGCCCAGTGGCCAGCGCAGACGAACCTCGCGCGCCTTGGTGATGTCCTGCACATCCATGCCGGATGCGGTGGACACAGCCATCTCCCACGGCGCATAGGACCGAAGCGTGTACCTACGCGGGCCGTCTGGCAGGACAAGCATCACCATCGTCCGCTGCGGCACAAGCCGGCGGTGGGCGTGATTGAACTTCTCGTCGAGTTTGCTGTTCCGGTAGATGTCCAGCAGCTTTTTGTTCTGCTCAGAGTTGACGCCGCCAAACGTGCGGAAGGCGTCGACCGCGTACAAGGTCGCCTGCTCCTGCGCCATCCGCTCGACCAGCGGCACAAAGCGATCGATCATCTTGCGCCACGAGTTCGGGAACGCGGCTTGCAGCTCCGCCTCCATCGAAGAGAAGTCGCCCTCAAGGAACTCGTCCAACTGCCGGCTGTTCTCTTGGAACGCCTCCCAATCGATGTCATCCCAAGGCTCGTCGATCCAGACCAACCCGCTGCCGATGCTGCCCATCTTAGTACCTCGCGCGCGTAGATTTCGGGTGAAGATCGCGGGGATCTTCGTCGCCGACCGGCCCTAACCCTACCATGGACAAAACCTGGCCACCATGCAATCGCGGCATGTTGCGGCTGGCGACAACCGTGTACCTTAAACTGTCAGCCGCGTGATCTGTCACATCATCCTTTTTCACCAAACGCTTTGAATTGCCGTCGGAATCCATCTGGTATCGAAGGTTCCGCATGGAGTAGAGCAGCGGACCTGTATCATTTCCGGTTGGCGCCATCGTCTCAAGTGAGCGAGCAAAGACCATCATGGGCGGCGTTGGATTCCCGTCCATGTCGCACGGGTTCAGCAAGTCCCTGACCATCTCCATGCCGTTGGTGACCTTCTGCTCCTGCAACGATTCCATGCCAGCCACTTGCGTCGACTGTAGACAACCGCGGAGCCAGTTGTTCTCTTGCGGGCGGGCGCGGTCGCATCCGGCGAGTTCGGGTTGCTTGCCGAACGTCTTGAGCCATCCGATCAAGTGGCGCTTCCAGTGACCGATCGGCGTGCCGTCTAGCGTCGTCTCAGCGAACCACACCCAGCGCCCCGAGTCCTCGACCTGTGCCAGCGCGGCATAGTGGTGCCCCTTGCTGCCGCTTCCCCAGTCGACGCCCAACACCAACGGCAACTCCGTGTGGTCCTGCCAGCGCCAATCAATAACGTGTTCGTCTGTGATCGTGTAGCACGTCGCCGACGACCGCAAGACGATGCCCAAGACCTCCTGCTTGTAGCGGTCGGCTGACATCGTCCCCAGCGCCTCCAGATAGGTATCCGGCAGATAGGGGTTGTCCATCGATGTCACGGTGACCACAAAGAACCGCTCCCACTTCGCCATTTCAACCGCGTCGCCTTTGTTGGCCGCAACCTGATAGGTCTGCTGCGCATCGTGGAATATTTTTGTGATCCCGTGCAGACCGTTGGGGGAGCTGACAAAATCTAGGCCGGGCCATGGGCAGCGGACACGGACGCGGGCCGTGAAGACTGAGAAGACCTCGTTCGGGTCTGCCTCGCTCCACTCGGTCTCATCTGCCATCGCCCACGCGAGGTTGAGCCCGCGCACCTTGGCGATCCGGTTGTACGGCCTGAACCAGCACTTGCCGCCGTTGATCAGGGTGATGCAGCCCTGCCCGCGGTTGTAGTCCTTGATCCAAGAAATGCCCGTCGCCGACTGTAGCGCGTCTAGGTGGCTGAAGAGGTGGGGGAGCAGGACGGTGGCCAGGTCAATGCCGGTTCTGCCGAGTAGCGCGCCCTCGACGCACGGGTTCCGCATCATTCGCAGGATGCACCGCCAGGCCAGCGCGTGAGACTTTCCGCTGCCCACGCCGCCGAGCATCATCGAAAAGTGCGCGTCGTTGATCACCCATTGCAGTTGCCGTTCGTAGAGGCCAGACACGCTGGCGAGGTCGACGACCAGATCGGCATCTACAGCGCCAAGGTCTGACGGTTCCGGTAGCGCGCCGGGGTCGTACTCAAAGCCGATGTCAGGATCTTCTGCCATCACTCGACCTTGATCAAGTCGCCGACGGGACCAATCCCGCCACGCTCGCGACCCTCTTTCACTGGCGTGTCTGGTCCACCGACGACCACGCGCACTTCGACCAACTTCGGCAACTTGGGCTCATCCGACGCCAACTGTCGCGCCGTCTCGATACGCTGGCATAGGCGGGAGTGCGCCATCAGCTGCTCAGCGGGGGACAGGTGCGGGAACTCAAGCGCGCCCGTGTCAGGATGCTCAATCGGCCGGGACATGACCATCAAGCGCTCGCACCCCCACTGGAGAAACGCATGGTGCAGCGCGGCGGGAAAGCCCTCGTCAGCGGCGAGCATGATCCGCAGCTCTGCGCCGGCATCAAGGGAGCCGTCGGTCAGCAGCGGGTTGAGCATCGCTGAGCGGATCGCCTCTTCGCTAGACGGCATTGGGGCGGTCGACTCCGAAAGCGCGCGCGCTCTGACCCTTTGCATGTGCTCGTGCGCGTAGTCCCCCGCCCCTTCCTTTATGTTGTGGGCACGCCTGGAGATTTTCGTCTTGTCCGCTTTGTGTGGGCCGCGCTTCATCGCTTTGATTGGGCTGGCTGGTCCGCCCGCCTTCCTTAGCGCGTCGAGGTCAGACGACATTACGCGCTTGCTGATTTTCAGTTCCTGCGCCAGCGCCGACCGAGCGCCCTTCTCATTGATGTTGTACCCGTCGCGCAGACGTTCAAGGATCTTGGCGCGCCGCTTCCTTGTCGCCTTTGTGTTGCCTAGGTTCATGTGCGCGCATGTTACGAGTTGAGTTACGTTCTGGGTCGACCAAAGGATTTTTTTTGCGGTGGAGGCCGGCCGGGGACCCTACCCATCGGAAAAAACGACCCCCATCCCCTCAGACACTCTGCGCCACGTCTTGCCGTGCACGATGGCGCCTATCGTCCCCGGATCCACCCCCAGTGATCTCGCGATGTCCGCTTGACGCACACCACCGCGATACGCGTGCCACACCACCACAATATCCTTGTTGCAAAGGACTGATTTGCCAGACATCTCGCCACTCGGCTGCCTGTTCCTTCCCCTGCTGTCCCTGTCCCTCGCGTTGTCTGCGTCAGTACCGGCAGACAGATGCTTGGGATTGCAGCATGATGGGTTGTCGCATGAGTGCATCACCAACAGACCATCCACCGCAATGCCGGATAGCCACGCCGCTGCACGGTGGGCAGACAGCATCCTTCGCTTTCCACTACAGAAGCAGGTGATGCGCCCATAGCCTCGCCGCTGTTCGCCCGTCCAAGGCCAGCACTCATCACGACCGCCCTTTGTGATGCGGGACATAAGGCGTGCAGTGAACTCAGGCAGCGTCTCGTTAGATGATTCGATGATGTCGGCAATGCGCGTGGCCTTCATGCGGACACCGTACTACACCATGTCCATATCAGCAACAGTAGGTGTAGGCGCATTAATCAGCGGACAGGCAGGCGACCAGACAGGCGGTCGAGACGCACCAACCTTGGCAAGCCCCAGGCTGGCCGCCTACCATCCAAGAGCCCTTGCGACCATCAGCACGCACACACCACCAACGGCGCCACCAAGGCAGGCACACGCGGCAGTAGCCACGATGCCCGCGTCTCTTCGACCGATGCCGTCAATGACGCGCTCGAGTGCGTCATCCAGTAGCCAGAGCTTGACCCTGACCCAACCGGGCGGCGAGCCGTCCTCGTCATTAGACGCATAGACGACTCGCCGTGATCCCCGTGTTGGGCTCGTGTTTCTCATGCCTAGTCGAAGGTGATCACGGTGCTGTTCGCATACGGCGTGATGCCGGCCACGCCAGTCTCATCCGTGCCCATGGTGGTCGCGGTGACGCAGACAGCGACGCCGGACGCGCTAGCCACGTCGGTGACGTCAAACGCGACGATGCCGTTGGCGTCGGTGACCATGCCCATGATGGGGTTGGCTGCGTTGGTGCCCAGCTGGGTGCCGATGGCGACGTTGCCAATCGTGTAGGCCGCAGCGAGCTCGCCGACGACCTCAGCCCGAATGCGGGTGGCCTCGGCAACGGCGACACCGGACGCATCAAGCACCTGCACGGTGACGGTGATCACATCCGCGATCTCGGCGCCGGCCGACAGTTCAGGAACCCGCAGGCTGCCCAACTTCGCAGCGGTGACCGTGCCGTCGAGGATGTTGATGCCGGCAAACGGCGTCGACTTCAACTCGCCCTTAGCGTCGCTGACCTCAAAGACGTAGTCGCCAGTCCCGTTGATCGTGCCGGTCTTCCAGTTGAGCGGAAGGGTGCGCACGGTGTTGGCGGGCACAAGGTACGTGTTGCCGTCTACCGTCAGCGTGTACTCGTTGGTGGCGTGCTTGTTAGTCACCTGGATCGATCGTCCGGTGAACGTAGGGGTGATCGGGACGGGGGCGGCAGCAAGGGTGCCGTTGAAGCTTTGGACGCTGGCCATGGTGTGGCTCCTACTCTGATCCTGAGAGTTACCCGACGACCGCGCCGGCAGGCGTGACTATGGCACAAGCGCCGCAAGCGTTGCAATGGCCACTTTTAGATCAAGGGAGCATTCAATGGGATTGGGCACTTAGTGGGGCATGACAGGTTGTGTCATGCCTCTCGGTGTCACATTGGGGAATCTTCCCCACCTTGACACGCTTGACTCCGCTTCGGTTGCGTCTCACGGTCGCTTGGCCAGACAATTATCTGCCGACGACAGGAGGCGCTGCCGTGTCTGCGGACACGTAGAAGCGCGACTCCCGAGGAGGCCGGTCCACGCAACCTCGGCCCTTCACGTCATCCATCTGGGTTCGCCTCATGCCTAGCGCGAACCGTCGAGAACTCCGACCAGATGTTGCGCTCCGTTTCGGGATAGGACGGCGCGACCAGTTGCCTCGGCTGGCGCATGGATTCGCGCACGCGGGCCTGGTCAAGATGGGCGGTGAATCCGGCGGCAGTGAGCCCCTTACTGCACTTAGCGCAGATGGTCGGGAAGTGGCAGGAGCAACCTAGTTCGGCACGTAGGTTGTCGGTCATTTGGGTTCCCCGGAGAGGGCGGCAAGCGCGGCATCAAGATCGACACGGGCCTTGCGCGCCTCTTCGACCAGAAACGGCACGGTTGTGCGATCGCCGCAGTGCCATGCCATGGTCTGCTTCCCCTCTGCTACCCTCATCCGCCTGGCCGCTGACTTGATTGGCTCCAACTCGGCGATCCTAGTCAACGCTGCGGCATGTAGCGCGAAGTTCTCCGCCACCTCCGCCTCAAGCTCGCGTATGCGGGCGGCGCAAGCATTCCGGCAGTTGGTGACGCCGCGCGCCGCCGCCTCCATGTCCTCGCGCCGCAGCACGTTCAAATGGGCGTACTGAGCGGGGCAGTCGGCGGATTGCCTGCCGCAGTATTCGCACTTCTCCGCCAGCGTCCTATCGCTCATCTGCGGCCCCCACATCATCACGCTGGGCCACCAGTACCGGATCTCTGTCGATGTGGGCGCGTGCTGCTTCTCGCGATTCAAACGCAATCATCATCCCCACTGCGCCGTCAGCAATCGAGGTCAGGTCGACCTTGCCGCCATCAACTATCGCGATGTCCTTTAGTATCGCTGGAGAAACGAAGTAGAGTTTAGGGCCTTTCATCTGCGGTCTCCATCATCGCCACGGCGGCGGACTGCATGGCGGCGGCGGGTGTCCGCCCGTGCGGTTCCACCAAACACGGCGCGCACCCGGCTCTCCACGGCGTATCGGGGTCAAACGGCCACCGCGCCAGATGTTCGCCGTACCGCCCCCACCAAGCCCGCATCGGAGCCGCTGGCCACCCGTCTGCCTCTGTCAGCATCAGGTCACACGCCCCGGCGTATCGAGGTCGACCGCTGGCCAACCTCCCAATCTCCACCGGCCACCGTTTAGCAACTTCGTCCAACTTGGCGATCATGAGCGCCCCCTGCACCACGTCGTGTTGCGTCATGCACATCGACAACCGCTCTGCCTTGATTGCCTCACCGATTGGCAGCGCAAGGCGTTCGGCATGAAGCTCTGGGGCAGTCATTTGGAAACCTTCAACCGCTGCCGGCAAGTCTCGCAACGCGGAACCGTCACCAGTCCGCCAGACATCAGCGCAACAGCATTTTCAGTCGCCCGTGGAGGCAGACAACGCCCGCTACGGTACGCGTGGACCAGTTGGTGTGAGATGGACAGCTCAGCAGCCAACCCGCGCACGCTACGGCCGCTTTCGGTCATCCACTGTTTGAGTCGTTCGCCGTACGTCATGCAGTCGCTCCCTGTGTCCTGAGGGTGACGCTATGCGATTTGACGGCTGGCGTCAACAGAGTTGTTGACGTGGGTTGTTAGGGGGTGTACAAGCGGGGGTAGACAACGGCCGATGGCCACGGAGAAGCAAGTGGAAAATGTCCTTTGCGAGCACGGTTGGGATAGCGGAGACAACACCTACGGGGTCTACGCGTTCGACAGCCCGAGAAATCCGATCATGTACCAGTGCAGCGTGGGCCAGCGTGACATGCACCTGACCCAGTTTATGACCCGCGACGACGCAGAACGTATGCGCGACGCCCTGACCGCCTGCATCAAGGCGATCGACGAGGTGACCGAATGAAGATCCAATGCACCAAGGGCGACCGCGAGGTGTTCGACCTCAAGGCGGCGGACTATCCGAGGCCGACCGTGTTCGCCTACGTCCACGAATCGCAGCTGACCGTTGAGCAAGCGACAGAATTGCGCGACGGGTTGACCCTCTGCCTTGATTGGCTGGCCGACACCGAGTCAGCGCAGATCAATCGGGCGCTGGATGGTGGCCGATGAGCAAGCGACTTTCAGATAGGATGCTGGAGACCGAGAGCCAGATCGAACGCTACCAAAGCGATGTCTACTACCATAACGGTGTCATCGCGGCTCGTCGTGCTGAGATGCACGGCGAGAACCCGGTGGTCGCCTTGATCGAGTATTTCGAGGCGGTCTGCGGCGCACGTAAGCGCGTTGAGGACGAGTTGATCAAGGTGATGAAGATCGGCCCGCAACCGATGATCATCGTCAAACAACCGGAGGCCGACCGATGACCCGGCGCGAGGCGTACCGGCGCCACCGGGAGCAGGCGGAAGTGTGGGAGCGCAAGGGTTCGACCTGCGTTGCTCGTGAGCATCGGCGCGAGTGTCGCCGCATCATCATCTGTGCGGTTGCCCCTTGGGCGGGCACTGTCGGCGTCTTTGTGGCGCTCTATTGGGGCTTGGTATGACCGCGCAAGAACTGATTGACCGGCTCATCTACATCACCACCGCGCCGGAACCGCAGGACGTATACAACGACGAGTTGAACGAATGGCGCGGCGTTGTGCAGTCCCTCACCGCCGACCTGAAGCAGGCGCGGGACCTCGCCGCCGTCCACGAGAGCAACGCCCGCGCGATGCTGGACAAGATCGAGGGGTTGGAGGCTGAGGCCGACGCGCTGACCGAAGAATGCGCCGCGGCGCAGGCAGACGCCGAACTGGAGAGTGGACGATGACCATCAAGACGACATTACTGCAATCAAACGCATGGCTCGGGCAGTACACTAGGATAATTTTCAAGGTCTTCACGGACGGCCGTTCGGTCACCTCAATAGAGACGCTTGAATCGACAGACCTTGTTCCGAGCGCCCTGCTGATCTTGGCCGACTTGACGGCGGATGAACTGCGCAGGCTTTCGTGGGCGGCCAAGGTTGCCGCAAGCGCAATCGAGCAAAGCGTGGCAAAAACGACATCACACGATAAGGAGGCTGGACGATGACCATCAAGACGACATGGGATCCGACGTGGGCTGAGGCTGAGATTGCGCGGCTGACTGCTGAGCTTGAGCGGGCGCGGGCGGCACTGTCGAAGATCAGCGGCGAATGGAGTCACGAGCCCCACCGTGACCTCAACATGGAAGACCTGACCGAAGATCGGAGTGAGGATTATCCGTGCCGCCGCTGTGTCGCCGCCGCCGCCCTCTCGCCCCAACCCGACGACGAAGCCGACAAGTAGCGCCCGCGTGGCGATGGAGGATGATATGGACATCAAAGAAGCATTGGATTCGATTAGCGACCACGACGACTGGACCCGCGCAGACGATGTGCCGGAATGGTCGTGCACCGGAGAGTGTGCAGACGGTGTGCCGGATTGGAGGATCTACAAGTCGGTCTGCGGCGGTTACGTCGTGACGCGCGAGATCGGCTGGTACAAGCAGATCGGCGACGCGCAAGACGAAGCGGACATCGTCAGGGTGGCGCGCGCCATGGACGCCGCCGACCGTGCGCTGTCCAAGTACCTGAGCGACCACCCTTCCGCCTGACCCCTTGACTTTGCGGCGGGACTTGAACCGCCGATGGAGGATGAGATGCGAGCCTTGACGATCCTGCTGCTACTAGCGGCAACGGGCTGCACAACGGACTACGGCGCGGGCGGCGGACAGTCTGCTGCGCCAGTCTGCTACCGGACCTTCGCCTACCAGGACTGTGAGACGGTCGCGTGTGGACCCGGCATGTCGTGCCAGAAGTGCAAGCCTGCTACCAAGTGCGTCCCGTGTGGCAACGTGCAAGACGGGATTTGTTGGTGGTCGTCGACTGGTCAAGCGTTGCCTCGGCCTTGCGTTTGGGCCTGCCCTTCCCCTTGACTTTACGGCGGGCCTCGTGGTCTGCTGTGTTGCAAGACCTGTCTGGCGGCAGGTAAAGGACTTCGGATGATTCCAACCTTCCCAGACACACACGACGCGAGCGGCCGCCAGCCTTTCGCACCGCAGCAACGAAGTCCTGTTGCGGGCGTCGTGTGTGTCTCGGAGAGTTGGAGACATCATGGTCGACCGTAAATACCCGAAGAACTGGCGGAAGTTGGCTGACGAGTGTAAGGCTGTGGCTGGCTACGTTTGCAAGCATTGCGGATCAAACAAAGGCCGGATGGAGGCCGCGCACCTCGATCACGACTACGACAATGATAATCCGCGCCTTGGGTGTCTGTGCCACAAGTGCCACTTCAGATACGACGAGATCCACCGGGCGTGGACCGCCATAGAGACCATCGCCGGGAGGCCGCACGACCTTAGCGCCTCAGCGCGCAGGATGCTGGTCGCGTACATGCTTCAACTGCGATCTGGTGGCTGCCAGATCGACGAGTCCGACGTGTCATCCGACGCATTCGTTGAGTTGGCGACGGCGGGGATTATCAGCCCGCGCCAGGTGGTCTGCGTTCAACACTACGCCGAGGTAGATGATTATGCGCGCGACCTGATCGTCACTTGCCTCTCATCCAAACACGGGCTCGGAGTCTTGGACCTGTGGATGAAGGGGTTCTGCTGATGGGCTGGGCACAAGTCTCCAAGGCGATGGCACTCGATCCGAAGGTGACCCCTTCGGAGATGCGTGTCTACGTGGCCATTGCCACCTACCGCGGCAACGGTGATAGGGCCTCGCCGGGCATGGGAAGGCTCGCCCGTGAGACAGGTTTGAGCGTCGCCACCATCAAGCGCAGCGTCGCCGGACTCATCGCCAAGAAATACCTGGCCATGGTTAGGTCTGGCGGCGGCCGGGTTCCAAACGTTTACAGGCTCTTGGGCTCTATTGGGCTCACTGGTGAACCGGGTGCACCCATGACCCCGGTCACCCATGACCCCGGTCACCCATGCACCCCCAGGGGGGTCACCCATGACCCGGCAGGGGGGTCACCCATGACCTACGAAGAAGAACCAGTAACAAGAACCAATAAGAACAACCACACAGACGCGCCGCAAGCGCCGCTGGATTTCGCCGACAAGCCATCGAAGCCCAAACGAACCCGCAAGGCCAAGCCACAGCCAGACACGCCCCCGACACTCGAAGAGGCAATCGCCTACCTCTGCGACGAATGGAAGGGCAAGGCAACGCCAGCAGAGGCCGAAGAGGCGTGGGTCTACTGGCAGGGTGAGAAGTGGCACAGCAAGCGCGGCCCGGTGATGGACTGGAAGGCGACGCTATGGCGGGCCGTGAACAATCAGCGGAAGTGGGCGAGGGAGCGGACGACGGACGACAACCGCCCGGCGAAAGGCTACGGCAGCAAGCCAGAGAACAGTGGCGGCGCTTGGAGGATGGATTGATGCTGACCGACCCGCAAACCGAACGCGCCCTGCTCAGCGCCTGCCTCTGGGAATACGAAGCCCTGGCCCTCGCCGCAGACGTTTCGCCGTCAGACTTTAGCAGCAAGTCGCACGAGCGCATCTTCGCCGCCATCCGCCGCGCCGTGGTCAAAGGCGAGGCAATCGACAAGATGATCGTCCGCGCCGACCTGATGGCGCACGGCCACGAGTCGGAAGCCGTCGAGATGTTCGGCCTGGAGGGCGGTACGACCGCGTCAACGCCGTGGTACGCCAAGCGGATCCTGACCCTCGCCAAGTCCCGCCGATTCAATTCCGCCATGCGCGCCGCCGTTAGCGATCTGGAATCAGACGGGTCGCTGCAAGACGTGACCGCGAAAGTCCAGGCGGCGATGATCGATGCCTGCGCCGAACGTGACGCCCACAGCGCCAGCATTGCGGACATTGCCCCGAAGGTGCTCAAGGACGCAATCGACCGCCGCGACCGCAAGGACCACACGCTGGGATACTCGACGGGACTGGCCGCACTGGACGCCAAGATCGACGGGTTGCAGGCGCCTGACCTCGTGATCCTCGCCGCCCGTCCCGCAATGGGCAAGTCAGCCCTCGCCGGTCAGATGGCGCTGTCAGTCGCGGAGCAGGGCGCGCACGTCATGATCTTTAGTCTGGAGATGGGCGACGAGTCGATCGTTCAACGGATGCTGTCGCAGAAGTCTGGCGTCGGACTCCACGCGATCCGCAAGGGCCACATCAACGACGACATGGAACACGATCTGTGCACGACCACCGGCATTCTGTCGGACCTTCCGATCACGATCGACGACCGCCCGGCGCTGACGGCTAGCCAGATTCAGATGGCGGTACAGCGGCAGGCGCTCAAGGGTCCGCTCGGGTTGGTGGTAGTGGACTACCTGCAACTGCTCAGCGGCGAGACGAAGGGTGGCAACCGGGAGCAGGACATCGCCGGGGTCTCGCGCGCCATGAAAGCCATCGCCAAACGCCACTGCTGCTGTGTGCTGGCCTTGTCTCAACTCAACCGGGGGGTAGAGGCCCGTGCGGACAAAAGACCGCTCATGAGCGACCTGCGCGAAAGCGGCGCCATTGAGCAGGACGCTGACGTGATCCTCTTCGTGTACCGCGAGGCCGTCTACAGCAAGCGGCCGGAAGACGACGGGCTGGCGGAGATAGGGATCGCCAAGCACCGGGCCGGCGAGTCTGGCCGCGGGGTTCAATGCGCCTGGGATGGTCCACGGGTGCGGTTTATGGATTCGATGGGGGTGAGGTGATGGACGACAAGACGGCGAGTTACGAGGCTATGGACGCGTACCTTGCGGGGCTGATCGGCATCTTGGCCAGCGGAGAACCGTTGACGGAACAGCAGCGCAAGCAAGTGCAGGGCACGATCGCGATGTACCGCACGCACCTCCAGGTCGCCAAACGCCAGCAGGAGGGCAAGTAGATGTGGATGCGACGACTGACCAACAAGGGGTGGGGCAAGTGGCACCCATTCGAGAACGGCGACGGCCAGGCGGCATGGTCACTCTGCGGCCGGGTCCATCACCAGGGCTGGGATCGCGATCTGTTCCAGTTTTCGAAAGTCAAGCCGACATGGGGCCTGTGCCAGAATCACAACTGCGGCGGACGGGTTCCACGGACGACGGAGATGGCCAGATGATAGACCTAGACCAACCGATCTGTGAGGGGTGCCGCAAGCCGCTGGCCGTGATTGACCACGCCGACGACGACGACACGATCGTGCCCGGCAAACTCAACCGCTGGCCGGACGGTACGGCGTGCCGATCTACTACAGCGACTCGGACACGTCCAAGCGCGAGGAGGCCGACCGTGGATAGCGTCGAAGAACTGGCCCGCGAGTTGGCGGGGCGGGAGGGGTTTGGGTTCAAGGTTGGCATGGTGCTGGACGACGGCGCGGTCGTCTGTCGAGCGCGGGACGGAGGAATCACGATCGACAACGCGATCGCCAACGTGCACCCGTACATTCCGCCTGTCGCCCTGTCATCAAAGGCCGGGCACGCGCGCACGTTCGATGAGGTCTTCTCGTCCAGAGGCCGTCCACATCTTGAGCGGTGGTCAGCCGGGGATCTGCGGACAAACGACGTGTTGCCGGACATTCGCCACCCGTCGACGGCCGGCGCAATCGAAGGCGAGATCCGGCGCATCTGCCACGAGCTGGAGTGGGAGGTGATATTCCGCGACGCGCCGGGCGAGGGCTGCATCATCAACCTCGACGACGGCCGCAGGGTCGTTCGTCGGTTCACGGTCATCGAAGAACCCGCGCGCGGCATCGTCGCCGCCAAGGCCCTGATATTCCTACTCGACCGGCATCGTCAAAAAAAGAGTTGACGGGGGATGCTGGGGGGTGCATAAACGTTCTTAGACACCGGGGACCAACAAACCACCCCAACGGAGCATGACATGAACACGCGGACCATCACCGACAGCCAGACAAACTACACGATCCGCCAGCCCGGATGTACCAGTTGGGGCGCGTACAGCACGCTCGACGGAGCCTACGCCGACCTGCGCCGGGCCGACGACGTGGTGCCCGGCCACGTCATCTATCGGGACTGTGACTGCGGACAGTCGGCGCCTGCCATTGATTGGGGGGGCAACCCGACTGTCTGCGACTGCTGCGCCGACGACTAGCCCGCCCCCACCCGCCAACAGCCGCCAATGCTTCGCGCATGGCGGCTCGCGGCGGTAGAGGCGCACGACGCCGGGAGGTTGATGTGGGCAAGCGAACGAAAGAAGAACGACAGGAAATTGCGCGGCAGAACGCTGAAGCGCGCGAAGAGCGATCGCCCGCGCAGCAGTTGAAGGAGCTTGACCGCAAACTAGGCGCTGACGTTGGCGCCAAGAAAGAGCGGGCGGAGTTGTGGCGCCAGGTGCGGGCAGACGCCTAGACAAAACACCGCGCGGCGTTCCGTGGATGAGTGTCTACGCCGCGCAATCCAGCGTCCGGCCGAGCGAGTGCCGGCCGTGGCGCTGGGTGAAGGGAGATGGGAATGGAAACCGGAATCTACAAGGACATGAGCGACAGTGACTACAACGCGATCGACGCGATCAGATGGTCATCGCTCAAGCACATCCTCGACAGCCCGCTGGCGTACAAGTTCGAGGCCGAGAAGCTACGAGAGGACAAGGATTGCTTTCGCTTCGGCCGCGCCTTTCACGCCGCCCTGCTGCGGCCGGACGTGTTCGCGGACAAGCACATCGTCGCGCCGCCCGAGTACGTCACCAAGACGGGTTGGTCAAAGAAGCCGGCGGCGCAGGCGTGGCTCGCGGACATGGGCGAGGATGACTTGCCTGTGACCGAACACGAACTCGGCAAACTGGAGCACATGTCCAATCGCATCGCCGTCAACCCTGACGCGCCCGAGTGGATCCGGCTGTGCGATGTAGACCAAGACGGAGGGATCGAGGTGGTCGCGGTGTGGATCGAGACGATCAGGGTTGACGGCGTCGAGGTGACCATCAAGTGCAAGGCGAAGGCAGACGGTGTCTCGTTCCGTGCCGGAATGCTGATGGACGCCAAGACGCATCAGGCGCGCGGCAAGCGCATGTCTCTGCGGACGATTGAGTCAACGATCGGGACGTTCATGTATGACGCGCAGTTGGCCTATTACGCGAGAGGGTTCCGTGCCGCAGCCATTGAGTCTGGCCTTGGCGCGGACCCGTTCGATCTGCGAACG